CCCGAGGCCATGAGGCGCAAGTTGGAGTACGACAAGCAGTACGAGAAGACGCCTGAGCGGCGCAAGTACCAGCGCGAACTCCACGCTGAGAGACGAAAGAGGGGCATCTACGGCACTGATGACCATATGGATGTCAGCCACACGCAGGGCGGCAGGTTGACACTTGAGCCCGAGCATGCGAACAGGGCGAGGCACTTCAAGGACCGGGGTACTTTGAGGGTGGTATGATGAACCCCTTCGACCAAGCGTGGACTGTGCTGAAGGCTGTGGAGTTCGATACCCAAGCCAAGAGAGGCTCAAGACCCTTCAAGGCATATCGAGTCATACCGAGGAAGTACCTTGACGAGGTTCTCTCTGAGGGGTTTTTCCCTAGGGATGCCAGTCAGTGGAGAGTTTCGGGTTTTCCCGATTTGACGAGACAAGAGATGAGGGCTTTGAGGGAGAAAGACTCTGATGCTTTCAGAGATGTAATGAATCATCCAACGGATAAGGCGCTTTGGTCTTTCATGCATCAGAGGGGATACGGTCCTAATTCCAACGCACTAGCGAGAATGAGGAGGGATAGCCCGTACTCCAGCAGAAGCCACCCTGCATTGGCCGCTCGGTTCTTCGGTGACAGGTTCATGACATTGCCAGCGGAAGACTTCAACACAGAGACTGGTAGAAATGCCGATAATGTGGCGATAGTCGGCTCTACGATAGCACCTCCCGGTAAGCGATTTGTCGATATGGACTTCGAGCCTATGGAGACGGCAGCGCAACCGACCATCAGTTTCGAGCCGATACAGCCCAGATTCTTGGACGAGGCGATACCCATTGATGACCAAGGCAGGGAGTTGAGGTACACTAGGGGCAGTGAGATACCCGATGTGCTACGTGACGACTGGGGGTTTGATGAATGAACCCCTTCGACCAAGCGTGGACCCTCCTAAAGAGGCAGACCACGCTCGGTGAGTTCCACCCAGACCTACCAAGCCCGTACGGCTCACACGTCATGCACTATCATGGAACGACCCAGCCAGCGGCACAGATGATTATGGCTGACCATGCCGGCATCAGACCGAAGCGAGGCGTGGCTGGTCATGGTGCCTATGTCAGTGACGACTACGAGGTTGCGAGGAAATATGCTAATTACAAGGCAACCAACCAGCCTAATTTTGGTGGGGTGAAGACCAAACCGATGGTACTGGGCATCAGAGAGGGTTACCTAAACGAAGACACACCTACTGTGACATCGGGAACCGAGGAATGGATGGAGGAGGGCTTCTACCCAGATGGCGTGAGACCCGAGTACCTGACTCAGATACCAGCCGACTACAAATGGGATACCTACTAGGATGATTCCGATTAGTCCGATTATTCATCTGTACGATATACTCTATAAGTAAGTATATATCTAAATGTATAGACTATACATCGGACAGTTAGACAGATTTTCACCATACCTTTATGTTGACCTCACTGTTGGCCTCAACAGGGGTCATACTATGTCTCAAGACAACAACGACGCCGAAATAAGGCTCATGGGACTCATTTTGAGCCAGTCGGCACTCATCGGAGTGGCAGTCGCCATCTTCGACTCTAAACTATGGCTAGTGAACGACGATGTCTGGATGAACGGGCTGAACTACGGGATGGGTGCCTTCGCGGTGCAGGGTCTCGCCTACTACATGTTCAAGATGTTCTTCGAGAGGAACCTGCAGGAGAGGGCACGCATCAACGAGATGCAGAGGACCCAGCAGTCTAGGTTCCGCAACATGCAGGTCACCTTCGACCAGAGGAGGTCGGAGATGGAACTGCGAAAGGCTGAGGCCGAACTAGAGAAGGAACTCAGGTGGATGGAGCAGAACCCCGGCAAGGTGCCAAGCGGATTCAGCCCCACAGGCTCAGCGAGAGACGGCCTGAATCTAGGCTCAGACATGCACAGCACATTCAATCCGGGTACCCCCGTTCATGAGGCTTCAATCACACCCTCACTCAATCTGGGCGCCAACGAGTCAAGTATGCGCCTCAAGAAGGATGGAACCCCGGACCTTAGATACAAGAAGGTCCGTGGTGATGAGTGATGGGACGCATCTTCAAGACCCCTAAAGATGACTCAGTCGAGGAAACGCTTCGTGCGATGCACCTCGCTAATACTGTCGACAACGTGTATGAGTGGGGCATTGGATGGGTCCGTACGGTCATAGGATTCACAATCGGCGTGCTCGGTACCAGCGCTCTGGAGTATTACACGAGTATCGGAGTGTGGGAACTCACAGGTGACTGGGCAGCCTCCAAGGTCGAGGATACTGCTCAGTGGCTTATCGGCTTAGTGAGTTGATTACGAATGTCGGCGACTGGCAGTGTTCTGGTAGGCGCAGCATTGTGGGGGCAGCATCTCTACAACGCATGGAAGCCGAGAAGCGTTGGTGTCTATGGAACGAGCATGGTCGGCAAGACCACTCTAGACCGCTACATGACTACCCCCGGTGAGATGGAGGAGATACCGGAGTCCGAGAGGACTGAGCATTTTCGCATACTCAACAGGTACCTGCTCCCTAGAGCCTCCAAGAAGAGAATAAGTTGGAAGGGCGAGAAGCGTGTCGTCAACTCCACCGACATGGGAGGCCAAGAGAGATTCTGGAACCTGTGGGTAGACGACATGGTTGCTAGACAGGTTGAGGCTGTGGTGTACATGTTCGATGACAGGGCATTCAAAGGAGGAGCCGAGGGTATGGAGCAGGTGGCTGGATTCAAGTATCTGGTAGATGTACTCGTAGGCAGGAATTATCGCTATAGGACACTCAGGAGCAGATGGAAGGGTAAGAAGTACTCACCGAAGGTGGTTATGCTTGTCGCAAACAAGGCGGACCGCTTCTTCGATGACAAGGCTGCTCTTCTCTGGCAACAGGGTAGAATAGGCGAGCACAAGGTGTTCGACCCCTTCCGCGATGACCTAATCAGACTACAGAAAGCGAATGTTAGAACAAAGCGCTCTTTCATGGCTACACGTATAGGGTGGAACGTGGAAATAAGCATGCTTGATTTGCTGACCTCATGATTGACCCCATCAATAGCCTTTTGAATGAACAACGGATGCGACTCACATGGCTAAGACCAATGGGGATACTGCTTTGGTCTCCACCGGTGGTGGTTCTAACAGCCTCCGTACTACTGTTCCCATGTGGTTGGTGGAGCAATTCTCACTAGAGGCGGGTGACCGTCTGAGTTGGAGGCTCGACACAGACGGAAGTTCAATGTACATCAAGGTCCTCCCGGTCAAGGAGGGTGGTCAGGCATGATGGGTGGAATACCGAATCCAATGTCTCACAACCAACAGCAGTCACTCGGTGTCGTCAACGAGGCTCATCTCATGGCACTGGCTGCTCAGGGTAATCCACAACTCAGCAGAGCAGCGCTCATGGAACAGGCATCAGCGCAGCAGCAGATGCAACAGATAGCAGAGCAGAAGAACCTCGAGGTTCCCAAGGTTAACTTCTATCCAAGCACTCACGCTGACCCTAGGAAAGCCCGCAAGAGGGATATAAGGCAGGCCTACAAACTACTTCGCCCAGCGAAGAGAAGACTGTTCAGCCCAGCGAGACTATGGGGCTCGAAGTACCTCTACAACAAGCAGACCAACATATGCGTGGTAGACGGGTGCAACTGCTCCGAACTCATACAGCACGACAACCTCTACGCCAAGATATGCGACGAGGACACAGGTAGGAGCCTGTGGGAGATGTACTGGCAGAATCCCGTGACAGGCGAGCCATCAGCATTCCTCGCCATGGACAAAGTGACAAGCGGCAGGAAGATGAGAGGCACCTACTGCCCAGAGCATCTTCACCTGTACCACCTGCTGTGCAAGTGGGAGGCTGAGCAGGAGAGGGAGAACGAAATGCTTCCATCAAGATTCAAGGACAAGGTCAGGAGAGGCGTATCGATAGTGACCGTGCCGGTATCCTCGATTAAGAAAGACGAGATACCGGTGCCTGAGATGCTGGCCAAGTACGAGCCCTTCTTCGAGTTGCTAGAGAGGGACTCCAGAGTCACCAATGGAATCAACATCAACCACTACACCAATCCAATGACTGGATTGAACGACATAACTACAGTTACTTTCGACTTGAGAATATTCCAAGACGAGTTGGCCAAGATGCAACAACCTACACCTGCTTTTCAGCAGATAATTAATCAACAACCCCCTATCGTGCATCAACCAGCAGGTGAAATGTAATGTTCGGCTTCGGAAACAATCAACCACAGCAGCAGATGCCAAGCACCATGTTGAATCTATCTCAGACTGGAGCACCGACGGGGATGATATCCCAGCAGAACATGGGTATGGGCATGGGCATGGGTGGTCAGCAACCCGGACAGACTCTCATGGGAGGCATGTTCGCAGGAGCGGGGTACGGCGACCAGTACAATCAGTACTACAACCAACCAGTCGCTCCTCCATCGGAGACCGAGATTCTGGATTCCATGCTGAAGACCCTCATACCCATTGACAAGTTCATCGTCAGCCCTCAGATGCCGGCCATGATGGAGATGCTCTCCAGCATCATCAGCATGTCAGTCCTCAACATACTCAAGAACGCCACATTCGCTATAGACGAAGATGACGGTTCTATGACACTAGACGTGACATCCCTCCCTCAAGACCTGCAGACTCTATCCGTCGAGAACGTGATGGCTCAGTTGTCCACCATGCAGAACACATCCAATCAAGCGATACAGAATGCCGAGATGCAGAGACAGCAGGTTCTCACCATGGCCAATCAGAGCATGATGGCCGGGGCTCTCAATGCAGCCATGGCCAATCCGAATCTCATAGAGAACGTAGGAACCGGAATAGGCTCCTTCACACGGAATCTACTAACAGGAGGAAGATGATATGATGAGTGGAATGCCTATACCACCCCAGTTCGCAGCAATGGGTCTCGACCTATGGTCGCCTAAGAGGAGCGTGGTCGTCGACATGGTCATGGTTCAACTCATCAGCCTAGTTATTCTCATGCTCGGAGTACTCATCTTCAGAGCGAATGAACTATCCACCAACGAGGCTACTTTCTACCTCGTGGGACTATTCGGCTCGATGATATTCCTATCAGCGGTCTATGCTCGTATATCACGCATGTGATAAGAAACATTCATGTTTCGTGCTGCCTTAAGTATCTCTGATGGAGGACGGCGCACGCATCACGAAACGCTCCTGCGCCTTCTGTCAGAGCGAGCAGAGGGATGAACTCGAGGAAATGCTGATGTCCGGCGACATGACCGCCAAGCAGATGGACAAGGACATGGGCTGGAGAGCAAACACAGCGGACAGACATTACAGGAATCACATGGGGGAGTACCACATGGCAGCCAATCCCTCATGCAAGATATGCTCCCATCCACACCGAGCGGAGTTCGAGTCACGTTACTTTCAGGATGGTAGTGAAAGTGAACAGATTGCTTCTGAGTTGGAAGTATCCGAGTCAACTGTGTACCATCACATGAAGCACCACTTCCAGCCGCTCGTCCAGAGAACGGCTGCAGTGGAGGTCGCACTCACCGTGGGCAAGGAACTCGACATACTCAGGGGTAACGTCGAGAGGCTCAATGACAAGTTGAGCGAACTGCTCTCAGAGGGCTCAGTCCATGAGGACGGTTTCGTGAGAGACGCAGTGTCACTGCACAAGGAGGTCAGGGAGTCCCTCAAGGACATGCTCAAACTCAACAACGACTGGGGCTCCGACAGCAACGAGACCACTGTCAATCAGACAATCAACGTGCTGAAGTTGGAGATGTCCAAGGAGTCGCCTGAGACTTGGAGCAGGATACGCGCTCAACTCATAGAGCAGGCCGGTGGTGACCTGTGAGGGACGTGCAGCAGTACATCCAGATTCAGGACCTATTACAGCAGTCGCATCCCGGTCACTCACTCGTCAAATCAAACCACACCGGTATAATCAGCGAGAAGGAACTACCCCTCTTCCTAGACTACGTTGCTCTGCTTTTCGAGAGATTCAACTTCTACTTGGGTGACAGCGGTCTGCACGTGCTCGAGTTCGGCACCAAGATACCCACCTTGGTCGGTAATCTGAGAACCATGTGCGAGTGTGACGAGCCTGAGATTATATTCCCCATCAGGAAGGAGATGAGGGAGATTCTACCTCTGATAGAACAGGAGTTCTACGGCATGGGCGACTGCTTCACAGAACCCCCGATGGTCAAACAGTTCTATGAACGGGTGGCTCGTGCGCTAACACGCTCGTCGAAGTATCACATGGGGGAATCGGAATGACAGAGGGGATGATGGGACGTACTTCGGACACCCGAATCTACAGCCCGCGCTCTGAATCATCGACGATGTTCCGCAACAACGACGGTGACGGCAACTACAATCCCGGTGACCCGAAGTACGAGGAACAGGAGAAGGAGAAGAAGCAGAATGCCCGTGAGAAGCAGGCCAAGAAGGAACGCTCACGAAAGCACATCAAGGTGAGACCATCCATGCTCCGTGAGTTCGACAGCGACGAGGACGGCATCGACGACTCGAAGAAGGTCGACGCCGACAGGGAGATTCACGCTCAGACAGGCGCTGCCGGGAACTTCGGCTTCCTATCCAGTCTCGCCGGAGGCGCCAAGGGACCGGGAGCCGCACGCGGTGAGATGGTCGCCATGGGCGAGGCGATGGACGATGCTTGGTCTGAACTCCTCAAGTCCAAGGCGAAAGACAGAGCCAATAGACGCAAGAAGGAGGCTCAGAAGAAATTCAAACCCAGCACTGGAGAGTTCAAGAGGCCTGTCGGGGGATACGACCCCAAGAGCGCGACTAGCCGTCGTGCCAAGTTCAAGTCGAGGGCACTGGGCGGCAAGACCAAGAGAACCGGTCTCGGGAGGGCCCACCTCGCAGTCGAGATGGAGCACAGGGGAATCAAAACGAAGCAGCCTCTCAGGTTGGAGGACCCGAGGAAGTACATGCAGCAGATAGGCAGGCAGCAGGTCAGGGTCCAGCAGGGTCAGGTCCGAACACCGGCATCACCATCCATACCGCAAATCAGCGGATATTCCACCAGAGGTGCGCCTAGGCCCAAACTGAAGCCCATGAGGGCACCACCAATCAACCCGCCGGTCATCGCCGGCGCACCACATCTGAACATGAGCGGAGGCACAACAGGCATGGGGATGGGAGCCTCTGCTCCTCCACCACCCATGCCAATCATGGCGAGCGAGGACCTGCACTCCGGCTCCGACCTGCAGAAGCGATTCGACTGGGCCACCATTCAACAACTCCGCCACATGCTGTCCGAGAGCAAGAAACTCCTGCGTGAGAAGGAGCGCAAGAGGAAGGGCAAGGGCGACGCAGACACATCAGGCGGTGGAACCATGCTCCCCAACCACCCGTCTAACGGTCCCAAGCAGACGACACGTCCCTCGGGGGCGACCGAGGATGCGAAGAACGACCCACGACACTTCGGCGCTCATACCATCGGCAACGACGTTGGAAGGGGCGGTCGAACGGCATGAGGCTCATTCTCAAGAAGGGGTATCCGATTCTCAAGGGTGATGGCAATCACGGTGTCCATCCAGTGACTGGCCAACCCTTCTACTATGGCAACCCACCACCCGAGTTCTTCCACTCGGAGGAGAACCCGCTGAATGAGCACGGCTTCGACAGACCCCTCTTCTCGCATTACGGCGAGCACGGTATACCGCAGGGGGAGTTCGGTCTCGGCGAGTTCGGGGAGGCCGTGTTCACAGACGAGCATGGCGTCGAGCACAGGCACGGCATCGACGGCGTCATCCACAAGGTCGGGAGGAGGCTGAGGGAGGCGGGGCTGACCAACATAGAACCCACCGACTTCGTCAATGAGGCAATCAGGAGATACAACGAGGCCCACAAGAACTCGGAGGAGCACAACCTCCCCCCTGTGAAAAGCGACGAATGGAGGAAGTTGCGCTCGATGGACTTCCAGCACTCTAGAAGTAAGTCACAGGCCTCCGAGACCAAGGTCAGAGGTCAAGCAGGAAACCTCGGCACGGTGTACACCAACGCGGGGAGGGGCAGCCAACCCTCACTGGGCTTGTTCCACGAGTCCTACGCCATTCCCTTCGCACCCTTCCTCGCCGCCATGATGACGGATGCGGGAGTGACTCCAAGGAGATACGACGAGGGCATCAGCGTCGGACACATCAGCGTGGATGACCTCTCGTTCAACCCCGCCACCGGGAAGCCGGTCGGCAGCAGAAAGAGGGTGAATGAAAAGATAGGTCCGAATGGTGAGTTGAATGATACATTCCTCAACAGAATGGGTATCGATGGAGATATCGCCGTCGACAATCTCCACTCTCATGAGATGATGCATCTCCTGCCGGATGGCATCTATGCAACAGGGAGAGCAGGCAGACCCACCAACTTCGCAGCCTTCGGCAGTATCCTCACGTCACTCGACCAATCCAAGATACCGAAGGAACTCCTCGACGAGGTCATCATGCAGGACGAGGGGGGACCAATCACCATGAGACAGGCTCTCTCCAATGAGACGTACGCCAATGCTCTCGCTAGGAAACTCGCTGAGACCCCCGGTGCGCTACATCTCATGATGGGCGACTCGACTCAAGGCAACACGAAGAAGATTATCTCAGTCCTACGCGAGGAGGTACCTCTACCGGAGGGCGTCACGACTGATGACATGAGAACCCACATCAAAGCGGGCTCAGTGAGAAACGCATACCAGAAGGGAAGAGGTAAGAACAGCCACAAGGACGCTGCCGAACTCTTCGCTTACGCTCAACTACTCGAAGCCGCAGGTACACCGCTGAGGGATGCTCAGATGGTGGGTGTCAACCTCCACCCCGATGTGGAGGGGCAGAGGCGACTGACAGAGACAGTTGCCGCCGCCCTATCCCATCATCACGACCACACACCTAACAGGTCTCTACTCGACGAGGTGCCGACCGGTCCCAACACCGGCAGGATGAGCGCAGGGTTCCCGACGGCTCCCATGAGCATGGACCTACCCCAGCATCTCGACCAGTATCACCTCAAATTCGACAGGATGGCGAGCACCCCCATAGCCGAGCCAAAGGAGCAGGAAATCAGCGAGCAATACGCCAAGGTCAGGCAAACCCCGCCCGCGCAGACCCCTCCTTCCACTCCACCGATTACTCCCAGCGAGGAATACCGACAAGCACAAAGGGCGTTCCGCTATGCGACTCCTGAGCAGGTGCGTCGCGTGTATGTAGCGAGGAGCGGTTTGGGAGGAGAGGGAAGGGCGCCAGCGCCCACCGGTCCGATGACCCCGCAGGAGCAGAGGTTCCAGCAGACGCTGTCGGACCCCTACCAGCAGACGCTCGACCAGTATCTTCGTGGTGACTCCTCGCCGATAGAGGACAGGCTCATCAAGGCGATGGAGAACCTTCAGTACAAGGACGCCCTCAACGACGATAACATCCGCAAGCACCTACCATCGCAGAACCTGAGCATGATGAACGAGGACGACCTCTCCTACATGGCCGAGAAGATGAGCATCACCAAGCACGACGTCCGTGCCATCCTGTTCTCCAAGGGCGACTGGCATCGCGTCGCTGACACATTCAACATGAGCCCCACCATCGTCAAGGCAGTCAAGGTGGCTTTCGGGGGTGGTGCCGATGAGTAAGGTGCTCGTCCGCAAGCAGCAGGTGTTCGACGCCAAGCAGGCAGCCAACAACATGGCTAGTGTCTCCGACCTCAGCAACTCAGGCACGATAGAGCAACTCGGTCTCCTCAATCTCCTCAGTGGACCTCAGAAGCCAATCGCCCCCGCTGCCGCAGAGAAACTCGGGTACGACATGGATTCAAAACAGTACAAGAGGCTCAGAACGGGGGAGAGAATAGGTCAGGGACTAGCCGGTGCCTACGGCGGGTACAGGGCATTGGACGCACTCGCCTCCGGCAGGAGCCCGACTAGCGCGATAGGCGCCGGGGCGGGGGCGTATGGGTCGGTTGCCCCCATAGCAAGCAGGGTCGGTGTCCGTGCCGCCAGCAGAGGCATGAAACCAGCAGAACCAGCGCCTGAAAAAACCCGACAGACCACGCTCGATGAGTTCTCCGACGTAAAACCATCAGTCGCTGTCAAACCTTCAACACCTGCTGCATCACCTGCTGCTGCATCACCAATCGCTGTCGTAAAACCCAGCCCACTGGAAGTCAAAGAACACGAAAACCTCCAAGACGTTAATGGAATGACCCAAATGGTCTTCGACCGTCCTGCTCAACCTGCTCGAGTCAAGGTCGCTCAGCCGACGGTGCCAGTGAGTGATACTCAAGAGAACATGCTATCGTATGGAGCACAAATCAAACCTGCGGAGGGTTCCCAGACCGCCACGACTCAATCTCAGCAAGGGCAGCCACCGACGAATCAACAGGAGAAGATACTCTCAGAGCCACAGATGAGAACGCTGCTTGACCGGTATGAGGACCCTGACGACGAGGAGAAGGCTAGGCAGCAGGGACAGTTGCAGGGTGCTTAATATGAGCGAGGAGGGCGTCAAGCAGTTCGTCTTGGAGATGGACAGGGAGATGTCCAAGAAGTCGTTCAAGTACTTCTTCACCGAGATACTGGGATTCCACTACAGCCATCACCACGAGATGTGGGAGAAGGGGCTCAGCACCCAGAGTTACTACTGCGTGAAGGCATCCCGAGACCACGGCAAGTCCACCCTGTTCATGTCATACGCATTGTGGATGGCTGCGTTCAACCCCGGAACCCACATCATGATTTTCTCACACTCGCTGGAGCAGACCCTCGAGCACATGCGCTTCATCCGCAACAACATAGAGACGGCGCCCTGTCTGAGGGGGCTCAAGCCGGAGGGCAAGCCTTGGGCCAAGTCGTACTTCGAGTTCACCAACGGCAGCCGAATGATGGCGAAGTCGGTGGGTGGTGCGACTCGTGGTTTCCACCCCGACGTCGTCGTGTGCGATGATATCCTCTGGGGCACCAGCGGGACCGAGTTGCAGAGAACGGCAGACTGGTTCTACGGCGTCCTGCTCCCCGTCCTCCACCACACCAGCAAACTCATGATGGTCGGAACGCCGTTCTCCTACAACGACCTGTATGCGGAGTTGGAGCAGAAGGACACGTTCTGCGTCGAGACGTATCCCGCCATCGACAAGAAGGGCATAGCCCTGTGGCCAGAGCGGTGGAACCTAGAGGCGCTGGAGCAGAGGAGACTGTCCATGCCAGCCATACAGTTCAGCCGCGAGTACCTGTGCGAGCCCATCCACGATGTGGCCAGCATGTTCCCGATGGACATACTCGAGGCCGCGAGGGACAGGGAACTCACCCTCATAGAGAGGGCCGAGACCAACTACAACGAACTGGGTGAGGCTGACGGGGTGTGGGGACAGCACTTCATCGGCTGGGACCCAGCCATATCCTCCGACAAGAACGCCGACTACACCGCCATGACGGTGATGCGCTACTTGGG